GCTATTGCTTGAAACAGAAAGTAATCTGTTAGGCGAAGATGTACCAACACCAAATTTGCCTGTTGTAGTAAGGTCACCTGTCATGTTATCGCCAGCGGTATCTACAAACTTGGCTCCAGAGGCTATGTTGCGTGCGTTGCTCATGTGTTCCTCCTAACCTAGTAAATATCCACCAAAAAAAGTGTATGCGCTAAATCCATAATAACCGCCTTGTTTATTTTCTACCCGAACTGCATCATTTGCTGACAAAGAAGCTATTGATGTTATTGAGGTTGAACGATAAGTACCTGATGTATTTGGAAAACTTTCTTCTGTAACTGCGTATCTTGTACCGTTAATTTTTAAATCTGCTCCTACATTCGTTCCACTAGCACTAAGAATATTTGTATACAAAAGATATTTACCTGCGATGGGGGCGGTAAAATTACCTGTGCTTGTACTATAGTTATTGCCCACATTTACATCTGCTGTATCAAAAATAATAGTTCCAGTAGTGCCGTGACCTCCAGTCCTTCTAGCATGAAAACAAGGCTGATTAGGTGTTGTCACACGGCCTGAACTGTCTATTTTCATACGTTCTGTGCCACTAGTAAAAAAGTTTAATACATGACTTCCACCATTAGTTTGGATAGATGAAGCACCAGTGCCAGCTTTTAAATACATACCATCATTTGTTGAGCTATTATTTAATAAGATAAATTGGTTTCCAGTACCCTCCACATGAAGTCTTTGACTAGGTGATGCGCCTATGCCTAGATTACCTGTCATAGTATCGCCAGAAGCATTGACGTATCTCGTATCGGCTGCACTCTTGGTATAATGGTCTGCGCTTTCAAAAGTTAGGAAGGCAGTAATAGTAACCTCATCCCCTGCGGCTGCACCAGAAACAAGCGTTACCGTGGTTGTAGTCGCGGTATAGTCACTCTCTTCTAGCTTAATTCCGTTCATATGAACCATCAGGTCTGACGGTGAACAGGCAAGCGTATTACCGTTTGCATCAGCGCCAGTAAAAGCTGTCTGATTAGCCGTGGCTGTATATGTAAAAATGTTAGCTGATTGTCTGCTAACTACCTTTGTTGGGCTACTACCGATATAAGCCATTTAAGTTCCTTACTCTGGTCTATCTGCCTCGGATGCTGCATTTGCTTCGGCGGCTGTTTGCACAACATTTAGTTCAAACGCTTGCGTTACTTGGGCGTCTTCACCTACAGCCAAAGCCACATCGTTAGCGTTACAATGAGCCACAAGCAAAGCAATAATTTCATCTTTAGCTATTCTAGCTCGATTGGTTAACGCATTGTCTGCCCAATCTTGCACACTAGCGGCTGCATATTCCATGCACTTATTTTCTGTGTCTGTTAAAGTTACGGTAATATCTGGCATTTTAATCTCCTATGCTGGTTTAGTAGGCCAAGTCACATCATCTAAAGATGTTGCACTATCTGTTATGTCTCTAAGAGCCTGACGGTAGGCTGTACGCTCAGAACTCATGGTTAAATCACTAGACGCCCACCAATCTGTTTCCGCTAGTCTACGGTTACGCTCTTCACGCAGTAAACGCATTGGTTCTGCATTGACTAACTCAGTTTTCTTAGCTGATACCGCCGACCAAGTTGTGCCAAAGTCATCAGGATTGTCGCTTTCTATGGCAGAGCCGTTAGAGTCTGCACCCATGACCTTACGGAACATAGTCTCAAACTCTTCTTGAGTTGTAGGCTCACCTCGTAATACCCACTCAGTTACGCCTAGTTCTGTTAATGCTGTTGCTATATCTGTCATTTGTTTATCCTACTAAATAACCCCAAAAATAACTTCGCTGATCTACAGTAAATGATGAATCACTTGACGCATAGTAACTGACCCTAATTACATCATTAGCATTCAACTTAAAAACTGTTGAATCTGCTAAAGTAAAATAATTACTGTCAGGTTCTCCTCTAATATTATATGTACCGAATAAAGAGGAACTATCGTTGTTCATTCTTATATGTACCACCGCATAACCACCACCAATATTATCAAGCCTTACTGACGTACCTACATGGTAAAGACCTGATGTTGGAACTGTTATAGCTCCAGAATTTACAGTACATCCTTGTACAAAACACCTAGTTGCAGTGTCGCTTGTTAAATCAAAGTCAAGATTTGTGGTTGCACCCTGTCCACTGGTTACAGCCAGATCAGATCCTCTACCAATTCTCCAAGCTGGCTTGGCTGGTTGAAAAACTCTACCACTGCTATCTATAGTTAACCCAGTAGTACCGCCAGTGTTCTGTATTGTATCAACTTTGAGAATAGAACTCATTGGGCTATCTCCTGAATGGAAATTGTGCTTGCAGTTTGCCAGCGTCCTGATCCATCACTATCAAATCCTCTACCCCTATTATACCCTATAGGGTATTCTGAAGCGTAACCTCTTATCTCTAGTCTATAAGTTAAAGTTTGGCCTAAAGTAAAAGTAGGATCGTCATAAACTTGGAAAGTTACATTTGCAGGAGCATAAAAATCTCCTGTGGGGGCATTTGTTGAGGCATGGCATCCCCAAGTTGAAGTGTTTATATTATCTGCATTTGCAAACGAACCACCAGCAACTTGCCTAGTTAGCTTACACCCAACGCCCTCTGCCCCTCCTTCATCTCCTCCCACATTTGTTGCAACGGTGACTAAGAGTTTAGAAGAAGTTTGCTTGGGCGTTATGGCGCAATTTAGGGTGGTGACATTCCAAGAACTAGTGGCAAAAAGAGTTTCTGTAGCATCCGACGATTCAACAACCTGAATAACATGACCCACAATATGCACCCCATTGCCAGTAGTCTTTTCGTTTATGGTGTCTACCTTTAGGATACTCATCCTGCTATCTCCTGCAAAACAAAGCTGTTCATATTCTGATCAGGACTACTAGGAGAGCTAAAGGTACTCCATCCAGCATAGTTTGTGTTACTACTGTTACTTGACCTAAAATATATGCTATAAGTTGTAGCTGATGTTGTTGCTGGGCTATCTAAAGTTGCACCATAACATATGCTCCAATGCAACGACCCTCCCATAGCGGCCTCTGCCCCCAACGGAGTAGAGCCTCTATAAATTTTAAAGTAATTATATTGACCATTTACAGTATTACCTGTTGCTATATTAAACTGTATCAAAATTTTACTTGATGTGCTTGTTGGCGTAATATCCAAGGTGTAACCAGTGGTAGTATAACTTGTTGAAGTAGTTGTTGTTCTTGGGTCAAAATCAGCAGTAGTTGCGGAAACGGTCTGGATAACATGACCAGCAGGAGCAGTAAAACCGTTACTAGCATCAAGCGTCTGACCAGACGGTACGATAATCTTATTAGCATTGCCGCCAGAGCTAAGACCCTTTAGGTTTTCTACATGTAAAGTACTCATATAATTACCAAGTTTCCATTTACTGTAAGCGTAATATTAGACGCTATTGTTAGAGGCCCATTACAACTAGCATTTTCAGTGCTTGCTATGGTTGTGTCTGTGGACATTGTTTGCTCGTTTGTCTGAAACAAAGCAGTCTTCATTGTGTTTTGCGTTGTGTCAAAAAGTGTAGCTCTAATGCTGCTCTGAAACGTGCCGCCTTGTGATAAGCTAGGGGCATCAGCAACGCTAAAGGTATTGTGGCAAGTAATAGTTATTTCGTCATCTAACGCAGCCGCAGTGCCTAGAACAACGGTAGTGCCTGAACTTGCCGTATAGTCCGATGGCTGGAGCAAAATTCCGTTTTGATGAACTTCGACTTGCCCCACATTATAAACCGCATTGAACGTGCTTTGGGATGCACTGGCGGTATACGTGTAAACCCTTCTTGTACCTTCGGTTAGTGTTTGTCCTATGTATGCCATGTTTTAACCTATTAAAAACCCACTAAAAAATCCGTCACTATCATGATTAACATATGCGTCAGATTGAGCATCATACCTTACATAGACATAATCATTTGCTGACATATAATGTACGGCTGAACAGTGTAATGTTTGATACGTTGTATTTACGTTTGTTAAATTTCTAACTACAACACCTCCACCATTATCAAGAATAGTAAAGTAAACATAACCTGAACCAACTTGGTCAAGCCTATTAGAGAAATTTAGATAATAATAACCATTAACAGGTGCGGTAAATCTTCCAGTGCTTATGGAAAAGTGTGAACCCGCTTGGACTAATGTGTTTGACTGATAGAAACCTGTTCCAGCTAATATTACACCACCGCTGACAGTACCATCTACGTTGTTGTTATTTGCACATCTAACTCTAAACATAGGTTGATTAGGCATTGTTACAATGCCAGAAGCGTTAATTCTCATATGTTCGCTATAGTTACCACCACCATTTCCAGCAAAAACAATACCAGCATTATTTGTATTATCTCTGGCTTGGATAAAAACATTACCACCAGACTGTTTTATGGTTGTGTTTTGTTCTGTGCCATCAGTATCTGTTAATTTTAACTGCCCTGCTGTTGAAGATATTGTAAGATCACCTGTCATAGTATCGCCAGCGGTGTTTACAAACCGTGTTTCACCAGTCGCTAAATCTTTAGACTTACCCATTAGGTAATCTCCAATATACTCATAATAACATCACAAGATGACGCCTCGCTAGACGTAACTTTTACGCTATCACCCGTTTCCATAACTACCTTTTGATCACCACCAACAACAACCAAAGAACCACCACTAGGAACTGTTGCAGTCTTAACAATAAAATGATCATTAGAACCATCATTTAGCGCCACATCTACTGTAATAGCTGTGCCTATATTATTAGAACAAGTTAGTCCTATGACAGTTGTTTGCGTAGAGGCTGCCACCGTGTAACTACCAATAG